AGGGAGAAGAGCTTCCCTGATAGCTTCCAATATCTAGGATTTCGGCATCTTTTAATAACGTGCTGATATAAGCTAATAATCTGTAATGCTCAATCCCGGCATCCATATAAAACCAGCTTTTTGGAAATCCTAATTCATTAGTACTATCTAAATACTTTGATAAATTAATAGCATTTAAATCCTTTGCGGTTACTTCTAATATTTTACTTAACATATTGGTTTAAAATTAAATTATAGTTTTTGTGATACTTATCTATGGCATGATAACCAACCGATCCAAATTCAAATTCGGTTTCAACGGCAAATTTATTACAAGTTTCCTTATTTGGCAACTTATACCCTAATTCCCTCATTTTATTACAAAAATAAATATCTTCATTGCCATGCTCTGCCATTCCTTTGTATGGATGATTAAGGCAAATATCATACATGACTTTAGGATTGCGAATGCTTAAACCTCCATTCATGCAACCCGGTATATTCTTAATCCATGAACCTATAAAGTCCCATTCTAAAAAGTCCTCAATCCCTTCTTTTAATAATCCTGAATCGTGCTGAAATATCAATACCCGATCATACATACATGCACGCCAAAAAGCTGGATTGGTTAATACATTGTTGTAATCTTTGGCAGACTTTAACGAATATATACCGCCCTCGTATGGAGGTCTTTGATGCACCACTACCCAATCATCCGGTAAAAAATCTATATGATCATCAATAGCTTTTTCAGCCACATCCTCCCGATCATCAATGATAACGGCAGCTACTTTCATAATTCAACAGTTTTAGAAATTGCCAAATTCAATATATGCTCTAATTCCTTGCCGTATTGCCAAACTACAATGTTTAACCCATTGCTTTCAGCTTCCTTAATCAATTCATTCAGGATGTTAATTTGCTTTCTTATTTCTTTGGCGTATTCCAAATCGCTCATACTAAAGTTTTGTTATAATTTTTATGGCTCTTTAAATAGCTAGGCAATACCGATTTATCAAATGGAATTGGATTCCAAAGATTTAAAGCTACACAATGCACATCATCAAATTGATTGTCTGGTGACCATTTGTAAAATATATCATTTAGCCAATTTTGGCGAACCTCATGAGCATGACCAAATACATTATACTTGTATCTCATTATCGGCTCTGGCTGGCAAGTGCTAAAATGGTAGATTGTTTGCTTAAGGCTTAGGTTTTGAGTGTTTTGTTTACGATGCAAGTTTTCCAGTCTTATCGGTCTAAATCCGTCGTAGCAAGCGTAGTCAAAGGAACGCCAAAAGTTTACATATCCATCAATGCCGTAAAACCTTTCAATTCCCCAATAGGCATATTCATAGGATGCCGGTAACTCATCCGATTTATAAACCTCATCTGAATCAACAGTCAATACTAAATCATAATCGCCGGTATATTTATACTTTACGTTTCGATGCTCATTCTCCGCTCCGTATCTGTCGGCATAATGCCAAATCATTTTATCCCCTAATACTTCCCGGCAAATCTCAAAAATATACCTTTCGTTATCAGGGCATTCCATTGTAGTGCCATGCCCCTGACTAGGCTCTTTACTATAAGCAATAACCATTCTATCTACATGATCAACAACAGATAACAAAGATTCACGCAAATAGTCACCTGCATAATGAATGGTCATAAAACCTAGTACTTTAATTTTTTTGCTCATATATGTATATTAAATTCTTTACCATTTCGTCAAATGTATAATTTTCTTTTACAAAGTCATGCCCTTGCTTTGCAATTTGATCACGCTCTGCCTTATTGTTAGGATCTAAATAATAGTTAATTAAATCCAACAACTCTGGGAGTGTATTCCATGTCCTGACATGAAATCGGTCTATAAATTGCATTCCTGGATAGGCTTTGCATAAACAGAAAACTCCAGTACCTAATATTCTATACATTCGGTCTGATGTATAACTATCCTCATCAAAGTGACTTAGATTAATAGCTATCTTTGTCGCTCTGTAGGCTTTAGCTTCCTCTGCTTGTGAATGATTGTAGTTACCTGATACATTGGGCCAGTTATTACCATAAACGCCGTACATGACTCCAAAATACTTTTGTAGCATTGCGTTCATTTCTATTCTTAGGCTACTTAATGGGAAATGGCCAGCTCCGTAATTATTGCCAAAGAATGAAATCTCTTTGCAAGTGCCAACCTGCCCGACTGGAGTATAAATTTCAGGATCGTAGCCGATTTCTAAATATCCACCTCTAACAACATTTTTTAAATCCCTGCCATTGCTAAATAAAGTTTTATCCACATGAAAAGCCATTTCGATCATCCATTGCGGAGTATGATGTCTTATGTCGCCATTCCAGTTGCAAATCCATGCGCCAGTTTCCCGCATAGCTTTTACAGTTTCAATGCTTATGATGTTGGCGCATTGTATCTGCATGAATATTATATCAGGTTTAAACTCCCTAGCTATTCTGACCGCTTCCTGATTTACATCCTTTGCCCCAGTTGACAACTCAATGTAGTCATCTGAATTAGCTATAAATGCTTTGCGCATCGAATCAAATGGCGGAGGTCCTACGCATAAACCTAAGTGGAAAATTCTCATACTTTCTTTATTTTATCCCAGTCCTTTAAAAACTCAATAATAGATCCGTAATACTTCCGACCTGCTCCGCATTTACGATTTACAACGATGTGACCATTAATCATTCCTATTCTGATAATATATTCTTGATTTTTGTACAGTCCAACTTCACCTATAAAGAAAGCGGAAAACATTATTTAATTAGTTTGAGTCCATCTTGAAAAATCATACTAGCAACATATGCCTGACTACGTTTTTCGGCTTTCATTAACTGAATGATAATTTTTAAATCATTATCATTTACAGTTACAAATATTCTTTTCTTTGCCATAATTCAAATGTAACACATTGTAACATAAAAAACAAATTAAATAAAAAAAACCCTGCCGATTTCTCGACAGAGTTCCCTCCTTATCACCAAACAATATTATGATGGATTAGAGTTCAAAGTACCAGTTACAAATGCATCTGTGTAGTATATTGGTAATGCTATACGACCTTCAACACGAACTGTAATCTTGTTCTCTCTAACGTTTGTACCATCTTCCTCAAAGAATCTAACAATTGGATTCTCACGCACAAATAACTGCGCACCTTTTGACCAGTCACCAACTAGGTAGCTAGAATCACTAATTGCAGTTGATTTGAAAATTGGCACTCCAGATATAAACATCTGACCATTAACCAAATTTACTGCAACGCCGCCCGGTAAAGTGTACTCATTGGTTGTTCCTCTAGTAAGCATAAGAGCGTAAAACTGCTCTGGACTTAACAAGATACCATTTGCAGAGTGATTATTGCTTTCAATTTGTGCAACTGAATCTAATAACTTTTCTACCTGAATAGTGCGAAAACCTGAATAAGCCTCTGCATTAGTGATCAAACCACCAAGATTCGGAGAAACTCCAGATCCGTTCAATAGTTGAGCATCTTCAGCATCTAGGTACTGCTCTAGTAAGCGAGATTGAAGATAAGATCTCATTGCAGAGATATCATCCAACGCTTTACGAGTAATACGTAGGTAACCGGCAATAAACTCACTAGGTGCAACCTTTTCAGTTAAATCGTAATCAATCTGTGATTTGGCTCCTGAATTATCAGCCCATGCTCCAACAGATCCCTCTGATCCAGTTTCTTGCAAGTAATGTACTGCCGATGTGGTCATAACTCCAGTTGGAAGTAAATTACGAATGTGCAACTTGCGAGGTGCTGCCGGGATAATGCCTGGTAACATCTGAACGTTTGCAGCTGCAAGGTCAGTAATGTTACTTAGTGACATATCGCCAACAGTTTTCAATTCCATTGCAAACTGCTTGATCTCTTTTCTTTGGAATTTTGCCAAGTTATCAGCATTCTCATCCATTGCAGTTGCAAATGCCTGATTGAAAGTTACCGGAGCTTTGTCCTTTGCTTCCATTTTAAATCTGTTAGCTTCTGATTTGGCTTCAAGCAACGCTTTGTCCATTTCGTCAAATTTCACAGTTGTAGATTTTTGTAAATCTTCTAGCTTTAAATCAGCCGCCTTTGTAGCTTCGCTGATAGCGTTTGCGATGATGGTCTTTGCCTCATCTAATGTTTTAGCTTTGTTTGCATCTAGCAACTCCTGAGCCTTTACTTCTAAATTGTCCATTTCTATTTCTTTAAGACGTTAATTAAACTTGTTAATATATTCGGCTCATCAGTTTTAGGAGTGGATTTTACCGGCTCTTTATCTAATAGTGAATTTTTACCTAAATTGAAGGCTTCTAGCTGGAATTGCTTTAACGCTATTTCCAATCTGCCAAAACCCTCATCCGTTAAACTACCATCTTTTAGTAGTTTAATCATCTTACCGATCTGATCGTTTATCTCTGCCATCGTCAGGGACTTAAAGCCTGTGAATGGAGTTGCTGGATTTGCACCCAAAGTAACATTCGATCCCTCGTATAACTTAATCTCTTTAATCATTCTAGTCCCAGTCTTTTGGTCATAGTCTGACTTAACAGTACTAAATCCAATTGAATGCTGAATAACAATACCCTCTGCATATAATATCATTGCATCCCTGCCGTATGATGTCGGAGCTATTGCACTCTCAAAGTATATACCCTTTTCTTGCGCTTCCAATACCATAGGCTTGCCATGCGGTTGCGACCAGTTATGCTGGTTCAAAAAGAATATCTCATTCGATCCCATTGGACCACGTTCTGCGATTGTCTTTGTCGCAGCACCGGCCATGATAATATCATCATCATAGTCTATATTGCCAAAACTCGCAAAATAACCAGTTACAGTCATTTTTTGAACATCCATATCTTTGATTTCGGCCGCGAAGTTTTTATATTCTAGCAATCCTTTCATATATACAAATATATTAATTTTTTAAATATTATTATCTTTTTAAATAAGCCGGTGTTCTCGGTTTTAAAATCGGCAATCCATCTGCATCCTTTAATGCTTGCGTAGCCATAACGCATCGGCAATTTACAACCTCAGCAGCAGGTATTTTATTTAAAGCAGTACCAACATCACCAGGATACATCATTTCAGTAACTACATTAGTTTTAGGATTTCTAAGCGTAAAAAACTGATTTAATCCTATTCGATCCTGAGTCATTGCTAGGTGCGAAAGTCTAGTGCGCTTATCCTTTGTGTTTATCCAGAACTTTTGCACCTCGTAATCAGAGCTTCTAGCGCCCTCATTTATTCCATGATTTGCAGCAGTTGTAGATTCTGTTCTAGCAATTACCAAAGACCTTGCTCTGTTAAATGCAGGATCGTTTAGCGTTTCCTCAAATAGCTTTGCTTGATCTCTTCGGCTTAAATTTTGTCCTAAAATATTAGCTAATAAGTTGTTTATAATATCTTTAGTTGTATTATCTATTCCCTGAACTTTAGTACCTCCGATTAGCCTAAAATAGTTTACCATTTCCTCGTACCATGCAGCATTAAAGAAATCAATAATAAAATCCTTTTTAGTTTTAGGTACTGAATTACGAATCCAGTCATAAGAGAATGTAGCTGCCGATACGCCGACCTTTGTGTATATCTTTTCTAATCCAGAGTATAAAGGTTTTTGCTGAACTAAAAACTGTATGTATAACTCTATGTTGTCAAAGTTATCTTCATTCACAAAGTCAGCTACTGCGCCTGTCTGGTCATCTAAAGCCTTTTTGATTATAGGGTAAGCATAAGCCTCATATTCTTTATGTAGCTTTAAATAGGTCTTATGGTATTTAACACTACTTGCCATTTATGGTTGCATTGTTATAGGCTGCATCTAGCGATAGCTCCTCAATAGGTACTAAGTTAGCCGGTACGTATATTTTGCCCATATCTACAGAACTTATCTTATCGTAACCCTGTGCAATACGTTTCTCATCTGGAGTAATCCAATATGATTGATTTAGCCATGCAGTAAGGCGTTCCATATCTTCCTGCATTTCAGGATAAGAGCTAAAATCAAAATCAAAGTAATACTGCTTACCGTATGCTTTAGCGTATGGCTCACAGACAAACTTATTGATTGCATCCCTGATCTTGCGAGATAGCGGAGCGGTTGCATTATAGATTAACTGCTTAGATGCCCAACCCATGTTATTATCGGTTGATGCGGCTTCACTACCTGAAAACTGTATAGGAACGTGAAACGCTGCATATATTTTTCTAGTATCAATGTTAAGCGATTCTATTAGTTGCAGATCAGTAGACGGCATTCCTATCTGAGTCCATTTTAAAGGACCAGAACTTGGAAATATCCTGTCCATTAAGGTTTCGCCGCGCTTAGCCTCTACAAACTTTTCTTTAAGCACATTCATCTGATCTTTAGTCAGCGATGCACCAGGTCCATCTGGCGAGATAAAACCATAAGCACCACCATTCCTGATTTGCTTTAGTAATTCGTTATCGCCCTCATTCTCTTTTAGCACATTTCTATAAATAGCTTTTATAGGTGACTGTCCGTAAAGTTGCGCACCTGTCAGCGTAAAGTCAGGATTAAAGGATTTAAAATGTACAACTTGGTGAGCCGGTATAGGCACTTCGGTCATATAAACAGACCGCATCTGATAACCTTTAATAGGCTCAAACATACCGCCTGAGATAATCTCTATAAACTGACTAGGCAAAGAGTAAAGTTGTGACCAGATTTGCTTTTCAGTCATTGCAGGATCTTTGCCATTGCCAAAGATATAACCATCGCCTGTACACAAAAAGAATCCTGCTAGATCAGTCATCCACTCCTCATACGTTTGCTGAGGATTAGGCTTTGCTAATAAGTCCAGAATAGGATTGTTTTCTACCTGGTTAAACATCTGCTCTTTAAGTTGCAAAGTCCGCATCTTAGCAGTTGCACCCTCAGCCATTGACATATTCTGAAATACCTTTAGATCCTTTTTAGTTACGCCCTCTTTTACTTCGTATAGGCAATAAGCGCACTCGGCTATTTTCTTCGATATTATATCAATACAGGTATATATGTCTGCGTTTTTCTTAAATCCCTCGTCTACAAATTTTACTTTGTCCTCAAAGTCAACTATAACCTGATTATTACCAATCCAACCAAATACGTTCTGGTTATATAGGTTAGCAGTTATCTGTTGTTGAAGTCCAGGCATTAACGCCTCTAACTGAGTAGTAGCTGCCTTTTCAATATCAGCCTTAAAGATTTTAGAAAATACGCCCATTGTTAATTCCAATCAAATGAATACTCTTGTTTAATTTTAGATGCCAGCTTATTTAAAGCTACATAACGTAACGGATCTATTAAATGGTTAAATGCATCTATTGGCTCATTCAGCATTTTGCCAGTCTTATCTTTTTTCCAAATATAACTAAATAATTCTTTTTTAAAGTTATGACTATTCGCGGTAATATTTATTTTATATCTTTTAAGAATGTCAATGCCTTGCTTAATACTATCAGGACCTTTAATCGCCCCATGAATATTAAAACCTTCGGCATAGATTTCTTGAATAGATTTTGGCTCTGCTGAATCAGCTATGATTTCCTGATCTTCTGTTACGCCAAACTCGCGGAGCTTACGGCATATATCCATATTGGTTAGTCTAGTTTCGTAGCACATCTCATTCACCCATAGCTCACCAGATAGTTTATAAACCTCAATGATGCCAGTCGGATCATTCGTAAATCCAAAGTCAATGCCATAGCTTATTAATTCAGCACCTGCCGGGATAGCCTCGCATATTGCCCAGTTACGGAATATTACGCCTTCAATCTTGCCGGTTAATCCTCTAGCGTAAACGCGCCATAGCTCTAGGTCTAAGTCTTTGATATCTTCAATCCTTTGGTGATCTTCTTGGGATAGAAAAGGATTATGCCTATGATCTGATATTATCAGCTTAGTATCCGGTAAACCTATAAGTTTAGTATGCGCCCAGAACTCATTGGTAGGGTTGTAATCTAGATAGACCTGGTTCCTGGTTCTGATTGATAACTGCCAGTATATTTGATAACTTAGACCATTTGCCTCATTCACAAATAAATAGTCACGCTTACCATTCTTAGCAGATTGCTCATTCTCGAATGATACGAACTCGATCAAAGATCCATTCTTAAAATAGATAATCCTTTCAGTTTTATTCCAGAATTTTAACTGTGATTGCAAATACTTATTATCTGAAAAGATATTCTCCGCATCCCGGTAAGCACCCTTGCGGAGGTTAGGTAATGATTCACCTGCAACAGTTATGACTGATCTAGCCTCTGTAACTGCCCGGTAATATAACAGTTGCATAATAGAGTATGTTTTACTAGATGCCGTTCCACCTTGATTGATTAGGACCTTCTCTTTAGCCTGATAATTCTCATAAAATACTGGAGAGCATTTAAACATTATCTATTTCGTTTTCAGTACTTGCTAATGGAGGAGCTTGGTTGTAAATTACTGGAGCTGGGATGGATAGCAATAAATCGCCATCAATGGCAACCTCTTGCCTAGGTTTGCTCCAGCGATATTCAAAGAATAGTTTTATAAATTCATATTTTCCACTCTCTACGCCCTCTTGCAAGACTTTTAAGGCTATATCATCCATTGGTGATAATCTCTCTATTAAAGCTAATTCACTAGCCTTAGTCGGTCTGCCTTGACCTGCACGAATGCCTCCTCGACCATTTGCCATATTAGTTTGTTTTTATTTGTTTAAACAAATGTACGAAAATCTGATAACTTCCTAATTTTAGTATAATCAGGATTAAATTCACAATCATTCAAAATATCTATCCTCTGTTTTACGCATTCTATAAAAATATCCCTTCTATTTTCTGTAATTTTTTCAAGGTTGTAAACTTCACAAGGTTCTAAGTTGTCAATTATTGCCCAACATTTTTGCAAATCACTATCTTTTTGGAGTATTTTATCGTTTCTATTTAACATAATGTAAGGATTTTAGGGTTTTTTTGTTGGTTTTTGGTCTGCAACCTTACTACTTTTAGTAAAAGGTAGTAGGGTTAAAAATGTAAAAAGTGCATTTAAACGTATCAGAGGGCAATAGGTAGTAAGGTAGTAAGTAGAAAAATCATTTTTGTAAACCCCCTATATATATATACATATACATTATATCACTTCATATATTATATAGAATATAGTTACTACCTTACTACCTTACTACTTTGGCCCTAAAAAAGGCATTTAAAATACATCCTGATAGGTAGTAGGGTTGGTAGTAGGGTTAGACAAGGTTACTACCTGCCATTTATATAAAGGTATCTTATTGATTTTGATTGCTTTACGAGTAAATCCGAGCGATTTCATTCGTAAACCTATCATGACCGGGTTTAAATTAATCTGTGATCTCATCTTAATATAGCTTAATATTTCAGTAGATGTCATGTATTCAGATTGATTATCATTTACCGGGATTTCAAAATACTTTAAAAGCATATCTTCCTCTTGGCTTACGGCTCTAAATTCGTCTGTACTTTTATTTAATATCTCAATATCATCACCGCTTAAATTATGGCTATATCCGGAGTTATATAAATGATACATTTCCATAAATAAAGCCTTTTTATCAATGGAGTTGTAAAGCTCATGATCTATACTCAATACTTTAATCGGTAGGATGCGCCTATTACCCGTAGGATCGCTCAAAAGTCCTTCAATATTAGTTGTACCGCAAAGCATAGCTAATCGGTTTAGATCGACTGAAACAACGCCATACGGCTCGCGTATTGAAAAGGTTTGACTAGAAGTTAATCTATTTAGCATTTTGCTTTCAGCTTTTGACTTCCCTCCCATTTCGTCATCCATGATAATCAGCTTTTTGGTCATTAGAATATCTGAATCTTTGCCCTGATCTAGCTTGTCCTCTGCATAATAAGATTTAAGCTCATCGGGAAGTAATCGCCTAAACCATTCGGTTTTACCGGTGTTTTGCCCTCCGACTAATACTAGGACCAAAGGCGAATGCTTGCCGTTAATTGAGGCCATTAACGAGGTTAGCCATTTCTTAATAAAAAGATCATGATTTTCGGTATCTGTCTGGATTGATTTAATAAGTTTATCAATATTGCCAGTGCCTTTAATTTTTATATTTTCACTAAGGAAATTATAAAATGGATTATAGGATTTAGTAAATTCAGAGAAAATAACGCTTTTAACTAGCTCTTTGTTGGCCTTATCAATAAAGGTTTTGCAGTTAATAAAGATTGAGTTTAAATCAATATCAGTAATCGGCTTGCCATCTATCTCTATATTTCGGCTGATTTCATTCCGCCTCATGTTGTAATTTTTGCCTATAAATTGCTTAAGCTGGTTAATGATATTTTTTTCGTCAATTGCTTCAACCTTTATATTTTCCTTTTTGGCAAGGTTATATATAAAGTCAATCGGTACTGTAGGATCTTTCTTTGTCCGCATCAAATGGCTATATTTTTGGTCTGTTTTATTAGCAGAATATTCAGGATTTAAAGCACTTAGAGAATGAAAATAGGGCCTTCCATTTTCGCCAAACTTCCCAGCCAAAGCAAATCCAATATTTATCCAGTCACCATAATCGGAGGTAACATCCGCCTTTTGATCAACTATATTTTTAATGACATTAGTAAATTCCGATTCAACAAATACATAGGTTGCTGGTTCTTTTTTATCTTTTTGATAGGCTTTTACTTGCACCTGTATTGCATCTTGGTTAATGTACAAATCAGGATCATAGCTCACAAAACGCGCCCTACTAATATCCTTGCACTTCTCATCCACCTCAATAATATTATATTTTGTGTAAAGATATTTGCTTAGATAATTAAAACTTTCTAGGTGTAGTTTAGGATTAATTTTAGCTATTGCACATAGACCAGATCCGCCACATGATACAAAAGTTGCATAGAAATTATTATCGCAACATATCTGCTCGCGGACATGATTAAGGTCTTTAAGGCCATCAATATCAATGGCAATAAATCCTGAATGCTGGGTTAAAAGATTAGAGTTTCGCTCTTTAAATAGTCCGGAAATGGTCACATAGGGAAGTGCTTTTTTACTTTCTTGACTTTTATCATTCCTATATTTTAAGACCTGATCTTGCCAATATCCGTCTTTTATTTTTTCAAGAAAGTCTGAGAAAGTTAAGCTCATACCTTTTTTAGTATGAGCTATATTGTTAAAGTATGAAATGTTTGGATCTGTCATAAGGGTTGTAATTTAAATAATTTTTAGATACTCATCAAATTTTACTTTAGCATCTGCCATGCCTTCTGCAAAAACAACATACCATCCGTTTTGGCGTAAAAACTCATGTACCTCGTTCTGCTCTTGAACGTGCTTATCATTTGATAAACTTCCATCTTTTAAATACAGTCCTGAATTTTCCCGCTTTAATTCAATCATTAGACCGCAGTAATTACCACGCTTATGATAGATAGTGATATCCGGCCATCCTCTAAATGGATCTATTATTGATTTAATATTCTGCATAGCTGGAGATAGCTTCCCGGCAGATTGAATATCTGATCTAAAGCGCACCTGTTGGTATTGCATTTTAAGCCACTTACAGAACGCCAGTTGCTCTTGCCATTCAGTACGCTTTGCAGTAGGTGTTACTACCTTTGCAGTTTTACGGCTATGGTATTGTGACATGGGATCTATTTGATTCTGTCCTGTTTTTTCCATTGTTCTTTTAATTCAATTACATACTGTTCTATATCTGCCCTCCGATCCGGAAATAGTTGCCAGAGAACGCGCTCCCTAGCAAGTCTATAATTCCGTAAAAAATCCGATTCCTTCCATGCCTTTGGTTTAGCTTTGTAAGTTTCAACCTTACCCAGCTCTTGCGGGTTGCCTCTGCCATCGGTTTTAATGTGTTTTTTGGGCATTAGAATAGTTTTGTTTGTGGCATGTAATTCTTATAATGACCAAAGAGTAGGAGCTATTTTTTCCATTTTAGAAATAGGAAATCCGTATTTTTCAATATCAGCTTTCATTTGCTTTTCTTCAATAAGCCATTGATTAGCCTTAGTCCAAAACTCTTTTTTAATCTCAAATCCATATCCTTTTCTGTTTAATCTTTCAGCAGCTATAAGAGTGCTTCCACTACCAGCGCATGGATCAATTACAACATCACCAGGATCTGTAAATATTGATATTAAACGCTTAAGTAATTCGACTGGCTTCTGAGTAGGGTGTATCTTTTCGCTTTCACCATCACGAGGCCAATCAATACAGTTAAATACCATTTTGCCATCATTTCTAAATTTCGGCAGTCGGTCTCTGTAAAGCACTAACCCATACTCGCAATTACCTACTATTTTCATATTAGCCTTTAGGACCTGCGCAGAAAAGTTTTTTCTAAATACAAGATTAATGTAATTATTAAGTCCGTATTTCTTAGCTAATTCAATCAAATACATTTGCTGATCAAAAGCGCAAAAAACAATCATGCAAGGTGCATCACCCTTTTGCCTTACCTCTCCTTCTATCTTTATGGCTTTCTTTTCTGATTTTAACATTGTACTACAAAAGTGCATAAACTCAGCTGGTCTAAAATCTTCATCTGTATCAAAGAAACTTTTACCAGCCAAAGCGCTTTCACCATTTGAGTTATCACCATCTTTATACCATGCTGGATTTGAGGCATAGGCATTATTCCCTAAGTTATAAGGAATGTCAGCTATAATTAATTGAGCTTTCGGTATTCCATAGCTTTTGTAATTCTGAAAATGATCTCTGTATATCATAAGTTATAATAATTAAGGATTGCTTTTTTTACATCTCTTTGCCGATACTTAACAAGCGATCGACCTCTGATATAATCTAAAATAATTTTTTGGTGTAAGTGATTAAACATTGCTTTCTAACGTTATTATTACCGGATCATTTGGCTTTTTATAAAACCAATAGCTACTCATCCATTCGCATATAGTTGGCAAAGGTAGATTTAGCAATCTATGAGCCTCTGCTGGAGTTAAATTATCGCCAATACACCTTTCTAGTGTATTAGCGATTAACTCTTTATTAGCGACTTTTAGCCTATGTTTAAAGGCTCTTTTTCTTTCGTGTAGCATTAGAACCCCAAATCATCATGTTCAGGTTTGGCAGGTTCTGTTGATGTTGGTTTAGCTCCATCAGGCAATTTTGCATTCCCGAAATATACCTTTTCGTCTGGTGCATCCTTTTTTGAGTTTAGCTGGAAAGACAGAATATTTCCGTACTGATCAGGTTCGTCATTCATCCATACTGCAATGTTTGCGTACAGTTTTGAGTTTTTTTCAGACTTATTAAAAGCTGAATGATTTTTTTTAAATGCTTCGCTTAAATCAGTCATACAGATAGATCCATGCATTGGTTTGTTTGCCATGTTATTTGGTTTTTAAAAGTGAATTGATATATTCCCGGCATTCAACTACCCGAGATTGTAGTTTTTCAATTACTTGCGGATCGTACTCAAACTCAAAGGTTTTAATTCGATCGGATTCTGGTATCTCAACAAAAGGGCCTATAAATCCATTGCAAAATTCCTCAATGTACTCGCCAAATGCACTTTTAGTGTAAACCATATTACTAATAGTTTTAAATATATTTTTAGCCTCTGTAGTCCACTTTACCGCTTGCATGACTAAATCTATATCCGCATCTATTAGCGTATAACATAGCGAGGCTTTACGGCATCCAGTCAAGTGCATATATACTTGGAGTTGATTAAAGTAATCAGAATTGGGTATCTCGCTCTCAAACATTGGAAATGTATCTAAAGACCAGGAGCATTTATTGTCATAAACTACTCCATTATGTATCAAATCGGGAGTACCGCAAAAATAGTCATCCTGAAAAAACTCCTGATTTTTATAGACCATTCCCAAATCCAACTGCAAAGCCATGAGCGTAAATCCCTCCTCCTCTAATCGGTTACCTTTGTCTATGTATTTAGATTTGATTTCAGTACGCCTTTTGTATAGCGTTTCTTTGAGCCATTGCTTACAAAAGGATTTACCTGTTTCGCCAAGTCCTTTTACTCCAGCGATTTTACCGGCAGATGATGCCCTTATTTTAAAGATTTCCATTTGGTGTCGAATTGATTTTGTAAGTTTTCGGTTAAATGAGTTTTAAGAGTTTGCAGAGTTTCCCGGTCATTTGCCTTTTCAATTAGCTTTTGCATCCGATCTTCCTCTTTGCTTTGAGCAACTAAATGCAACTTGTCATCAGAGGTAAAAGCAATAGTATCCTTACGATTCAGGTCACTTCCAAAGGTAGTACCAAAGTGATCGCAAGCATCCTTTATGGCTACAGTTTTAGCTAATGGATAAGCCATTGATAAAGCTCCGTTATTAATATTAGCTAAATCCGCCGCTGACTTTCCGGAAGCGGTCTGCAATTGCGCAGCCCCGATTCCATCATGAAAATCCCAAAGACCGCTAATTGGATTTAAATAGTGAACGCGCACCACTACATATACGCCATTGAATGAAGATCCCTCGCGTAGTATTTCGATGCGGTAATTTTTAAAGATACGCTTTAAGAGATATTCTATTTTGTCAATAGGCAGGTATTTATATCCTTTAATAAATGGATGAACTTTTATCCAGGATGCTGGAGGCTGACCATTCAGGACAACTTGCAAAGCATCTGTTTTTACTAGCCCTTCCGGATCTGAATAAAGCTCTTGCAAAGTTGGTAATTTCTTTTGGTGTAATTGGATTTCGCTCATACAACTTCTAAGTAAAATTTAATAAATATTTCAACAATGAAAGCAACCGCTATAAATGCAGTTGCTAAAACAATCAGCCAAAAGGCGGAGTTGGAGTTTGGTTTTTGGTGGTATCTCATAAGTCTAATGCTTTATTGATTGCCTGGATTGATTTGTAATAAGCTTCCGATGCATCTATGGCAGTATTATTGCATCTTTGTACTAATAGTTGCAAGGCTTCCAGTAATTCTGGAGCGGATGCGATAAGTTTGGCGTTTGCTATCTGAATATTATTGCCCCTGGTGTAGTCCATTTTAGGGCTTACATTTGCAATTACAACTAATCCGTTAATATCGCCGGTGCCTTTGATTTTCATTTCCAAATCATTAAATACCCACTGGCCCGGTGTACCTTTAAATTCCTTCATCTTAATATCTCCTTTGCTAACCTTAAGACCGATTCCTGACCTTCTGAATAACATACTCCGCCCGGCCTTACTGTATTGACTGGTTTAATGTTATGTACTTGATTATGTACATATGATGCCCACATATTATACATTGCGCTATCCATAACACGGTATGGATGCTTAGGCATTCCGCTTACCCATTGGATGCGCTCGCCTGTTGGTAATTGCGTTGTTTTAACTGATAGTATTCTCATGATCTGTAAATAAATCGTTAATAGAAGTTGGTGAATAATCTTTAATGCGGAGGTAAACAATAATGTTTAGTACAGTACTATATTTTAAATCGCACCAGTACTCAAGCTCGCTTAATTCTTTGCATAGATTTTTAATTGCATGAGGATATAAAACCTCATCTTTCTTAAGCATTTCTAGATGCTTTGGGAGTAGTCTTTCTAGTAGATTCATTATAGATCTTCTTTAATGGCTTCTAGTGCCAGGTCAAAACTTCCGTTAAACTCAAAATTAATCAGGCCAATGCCATGATATTCATAATTCTTACCAAATTTGCGCTCAAAGTATCCGCAAATATCGCCTCTGCAATCATTGTAAACATCAATAATATCTCCTTCTTCATTGTAGGCCTCAATTACTAATTTATCATTCTTATCAAAATTAGTATCAGTATCAGGATACGTTCTTAAAAATTCGACTAGATTCATAATAAATTAATTAAAGCAAGTCCGATTGATAAGGTTAAATAAGAGCCTGTCAAGATAGCTACTATCGTAAAGGCTGGAGAGGTTTGTTTTTTCATTTCTTTGTTTTTTGGTATAGTCAAATGTAATACGTTTTACCATACTATTTGTCATAGAAATGTCATCTTTAAAACTTTTATGAAAGTTTAGTAATACGCATTACTAAAGAGTATTTAATCCCCAGTTGGTCGGCCACTAGCTCGGCAACTGCAACCCTTTGCGATCCTGGTATGTTTTTCAATGCCTTATATGTCGCTATAATTTCCGCATTGCGTTGATTTTTTTGCTCCCTTATACTAGATAGTATAGGTTTAGCCGGTATTCTTTTTGTTTCCATATTTTTAATTAGTTTTAACAAATGTAATAAAAAAGTTTACAATTTACTTGCATTATTAAAATATTTATTTACATTTGGCATTATGAAACTAACCACCGCTAAAATAATCAAAGAATTAAAATTAATGGGATGGGGGAATTATGAATTAGAATCCTCTGTTAATATTCTATTGATTAAAGATGTAATGAAAATTATTCACAAGGCTAATAATATAAATGAAAAATAACCTAACCATAATACTACTCCTTTGTAGCATTGGAGTATCGGCTCAAACTTACACCTCATTCCTAACCGAAATAGGCACAACTGACTTCAAAAGTCAATCCTATGCGGGGATGATAGGCTTTACAAACTTTCAGGATGATAGCTTTCATGCAGGACTGTTATATAAGAATTACGGCAAGGCTCATAGAGCAGGGATAAGAATCAATGTAAACCTAAACCTGAATGACCTAATGTTTATCTTCATCCAGTCAGACATATTTGCCAAAGTACCAAGTCAGGATAATGCCTCATTCATGGAGAATAGTGCTGGATTAGGATTCAGGCTATTTAAAGGCTTGTCAGCACACGCAGGGTATCAGATGGAGGATTATAACCCTGTGACTAAAATAAGGTCAGAGGATAGGCTTCTGGTTAAATTAGGGTATAAAATAAAACTATAAGAAGATGGAAAGATATTCT